TTGCCCCAGTTGACGGTGTGATGTATTGGTACCCCCACGTGGGGCGCCAGCTGACCAAAATCGGCTGGTCGCTCAGGAACGTGGCGGAACACGTGGCATGGCGAGATTTCGCGGGAGTGCTCAACTCCTACCGCGATTTCTCGTTTGTGCCATTCCTGCGCAAGTACGTGGATGTAGTCAGTCAGTTGGTACCGGAGCAGTACCGGCTGACGCCACCTACCAAGAGGTGGTTGGTTGGACCCGGAATAACTCCCCGGGATCCTTCTGATGACACGTGGGACTGGTTCACCCGAAGGTACTCTCTGACTGAGTCGGATGAGGTGGAGTTTTATCGGTCCTTGCAGCAAGTTGGGTCATTGCCCCATATCCTCTCGAGCCCATTTGTCGAACAAATGCTCGCAGTGGACATGGCCTAACAACTGTAAGGATGGGCGGATGGTGGGAAGGCCTTCGGGCCAGCACTCGGGGATATAATAGAGTGCAGGGACGGTTTGTGTTGGCCGTCTTCGGGTAGGTAAGAATAAAAACTTAAAATAACAAATTATGCCGAATCTGACCAATCAACTAGCATTAGCGTCGTTGCAGCAACTGGCCAGACAACAGCAACAACCACAAAAACAACCTAAATCTAAGAGCGCCAAGAAAAAGGCTGCCAAGAAAAAGGCACAGCAGAAGAAATCCAATGCATTTGGCCGCGCACTGGGCTCCATACTTGGGGACTTTGTGCCTGGCCCTTTGGGCGACTTCATCAGTGACCAATCTGGTAATGCCGTTCAGGGCCTTGCTTCTTATGTTGGGTATGGCGACTATTCCGTCGTTGAGAATTCGTTGGCGAGACACGGGCGCGCCATCGATCCTGGACAGGCTGCGCCAGTGTTTGGCGCGGTTGGTGCCGCGACCCGTATCCGAAACCGAGAATACGTTGGCGATTTCTTGGTCCCGGCGGATCCTGCAGCCTTCACGCTCGCTTCTTACGATATCAACCCTGGCAATAACTCTCTTTTTCCGCTACTGTCTGCGATAGCCCAAAACTTCCAGCAGTATGTGTTTAAAGGACTTGTTATCGAGTTCAGGTCGCTGAGTTCTGATATCACGGCGGGTGGGGCACTTGGCAGTGTGATCCTCGCAACGAATTACAACGTCCTTGATGATCCTTATGCCGATAAGCTTCACATGGAAAACTCTGAGTTCGCAATCTCAGCTAAACCATCCAGGTCCCAGGTGCACACGGTGGAGTGTAAGCCTGGCACCATGCAAAATCTATACTACGTGCGTTCAGCTGTGTCCTCGGGCACGGCGTCTCAGGATGCGCGATTATATGACATGGGTAAGTTTCAAATTGCAACCACCGGATTACCGGGTGACACGGATGACGTGCTTGGTGAAATTTGGGTGTCTTATGATGTGGAACTTCATAAGATCGTGCTCAATGAACCGTCACTGAATTCCATGAAAATCTCGTCTGGTGGCACCACATCAACTACAGCC